AGAGGGGTGAAAAGTACATCACCATACAGCATGATGAAACTGGGCTTGTAGTGGCTTATACGAGTGAAGAAAGATTGAACGTAAAAATGAATTAAGAATGAAGAATGTATTAGAATCTTTGAAAGAAAGTGTCAAGAGTGGCAAAATCACAATCAGAGAGGCAGCTATAAAGCTGCATAAAGCAGGGTGGACGAGTTTTGTAGACGTGGATAAAACGAAACAATTACTTGAATTATGAACTCAATAAATGTAAACGGTTGCAGCGTATGCCAGCCCGGCAAAGAGAATTACACTACCTACGCAACGAAGTTAGGCAGAAAGAGAGTGAGAATGTACCAGTACGATTACCGTACTGAAAGTGGTGAACTCTTTGCTTGTTGTGCGCCTACCTTAGAGGCGTGTAGAGAAAGACGGGACAAGTGGCTTAGTTCACGACAATAAGCCGATTGTCGTGTATAACGATTGAAGATATTTCGTTATCTTTGATTGTGGTAGTACCTTTGGGGTACTATCGCGGAATGGAGCAGTTGGTTAGCTTACCGCTTTGACTTGGCGGTGGTCACAGGTTCGAGTCCTGTTTCCGCAACTATTGAGTATTAATTTAAATTTGACACGATTATGAATGTATTAACATTACAGATTAAAAAAGATAGTTTTCAATCTATCTTAAAAGGTGAACAAGACATAGAACATAGATATGTTTACCCCTCAAATGTTACAAGATATGTATATTTTGAACACGATGGCAAAAGATACAAACGGCAAGAAGATATACCAAATGATGATAAGGATGTGGATGTAGTACCAATAAAGTATGACGCTTTGGTTCTTATAAATGGCAGACGAAAAGATGCGCCACGTCTTACGGTGGAGGTTAAGAGTGCTGAATTTATCATTTTTACAGATGAAGATGGTAACGACCAAGTATTTGAAGAAAACGGCAAAGAATATCTTGTTTGCCAAGTATGGTATCATTTGGGTAAGATACTTAGTACAGATAATGTTTGATTGTTTAATTTTAAAATTTATTAGCTGAGTCGGTAGTACAAGGAGAAGAATTAACAGAACAATGGGACCGCGCCGTAATATGAACGGTGCAGGGGCTGGTGGTAGATTGGTTGCCAGACGTGGCGGTGAAGCTGGTACAACGCAGTTAGGAAATAGAGACCAAAGACGGTATGACTTACGTGTTGCCTTTGGGGTTCGTGGAGCAAATGGTTCAAATGGTTAGCCTATGAACAAGTATGCCCTTACAATGCAGATAATACGCAGTGTTCGTGATAAAACGGACACTGCTGTGTTGTTTTATTCAGCCGGTGGTAAAGACGGTATAGCTTTATTGGATATGCTTGCAGGTGTATTTGATAAGGTTATATGCTATTATATGTACCTCATACCAAATTTAGACCATGTGCAGCCTTATATCAAATGGGCAGAAAATCATTACAAAAATGTAGAAGTACGCAAAATTAGACATTTTCAGCGTGACTATTACGATTTCTGGGGCTTTTTTCGTGAACCAGATAGTTCTATAAAGCCGAGAAAGATTGGTGAAATAGAACAATTTGTAAGAGAAGAGACAGGTGTCATGTACGGATTCAGCGGAATGAAAGGCGTAGATGGCTATATGAAACGGATGCGCTTAAAGAAGTTTGCTAAAACCGGCTATGTAACAGATAAAGGCATGGTTTATCCTCTTGCATTGTGGACAAACAAAGAAGTGCTTCAATATATTAGGCAAAGTGGATTGATACAACCTTTTATCTATGATGCAAACGCTATAAGTCAAGGATTTACTATTGATTTAAATACGATGCTATTAATGCGTAGTAAATATCCCAATGATTATAAACGCATTTTGAAAGAGTTCCCATATTCCGAAAAATTAATATTCGATTATGAAAGAGAACAAAATAACTCAACCGGAAAGTAGAGAAATACAGCGGAGTGATATAAACTTCGCTAACTACAATCCTCGCAAAATAACACAAGAAGCAAGAAAGAACCTGAAAGCAAACCTAAAGCGTGTAGGGTTGCTTGGTGGTATCGTATGGAATGAGGTTACTGGCAACCTTGTTTCTGGTCATCAACGTATTTCAGTGATAGATGAAGTAAATAAATACAATCCTGACACGAGAACTAATGATTATTTGATTCGTGTTGAAGTAGTTCACATGGACGAAAAAACTGAAAAAGAGCAGAATATCTTTATGAATAACAGAAGCGTACAAGGCGATTTTGATTCAGATATGTTAAAAGATATGCTTGATGGAATTGATTATAGCCTTGCCGGACTGAATGACTTCGATTTGAATATGCTTGGAATTGGTGATTTGGACTTTTCTATTAACGATGATATTTGGAGAAAGGAAGATATATTGGACGATTCATTATCAGCCATAGATGAAGCTACTAAAGAAGGTAAAGAGAATAAAGACATTAACCGTTCCAATAATTTTTATGAGGATTCAAAAGAAAATCAAATTGTACGTCACAATGAAGTGCAAAAGATAAAAGACAGAATTAGCAACCAAAATAGCTTTGAAAAGGATAACGGAATGTTAAGCTATGTCGTGCTGTCTTTTAATAGCCCAACAGAAAGGGCTAATTTCATGAAGATGTTCGGTTATGGATTTGAAGAACGATACATTGATGGAAAAGAATTTATGGATAGAATAGAATTTGGGGTAGAATAATGGCGAACGAACAGAATTTAACGCAGAAAGGCAAACGCATTAGCACAGAGAGAGCGCAGGAACTCGCAAGACTTTCGGCTGAATCGAGAAGACAGAAAAAGGAACTTGTGAAAACCGCAAGAGAGTTTGCCATTGCTGCGTTGAATGCTGAAACTACAGATGATAAAGGTCGGAAATACATTGTAAAGGATGCCATGATAAAAAAACTCATAGCGAAAGCTGTGGGTGATGCAGATTTGAACGCTATAAGGTATTTATTAGAACTTATCGGTGAATCTCCTGCTGATGAAAACCAAAAGATTGCAAATGCTGATATTCCAACAGACATAGAGCATGGCATCAACATTGATTCTTGGATTAAAGACAAGCTGAAATGATAGTACCTCAAGA